AGAAAGATAAACCAGATTTTGCCGAGTTTAAGCGGCAAATGAAAAGAGTAGCGGGGCATGAGTTCGGTGGATAATTTTAAAAAATACAAAGAAAAAATTGTTGACGATATTTGTGAAAGCTGCGACATCCATGAAGATTTACAGATTGAAGCAGCTGAATATCAAGGTAGAAAGGTAAAACTCAATGACCCGTTTCGTACTCCTGATGGCCCTCGTAAGTTTAGCGTTTATGTTAGGAATGAAAAAGGGAATGTCGTTAAAGTCAACTTTGGAGACCCCACAATGGAAATCAAGCGGGACGATCCAAAGAGAAGAGCTTCCTTCCGTGCAAGACATAATTGCGACAACCCAGGACCAAAATGGAAAGCAAGATACTGGAGCTGCTATCAATGGAGAGCAGGATCCAAGGTGGATAACTAAATGAGTGAAGTCGAACAAAAATTAGAGGCACACTTAATGTCAGACGGGCATAGGCTAGATCGTATTGAAGCGAAGATTGATAAACTGTCAGAGACAGTTATCTCGCTGGCTCGTGCTGAAGAAAAATTAGTATCTTTAGAGAATGATAAAAAAATTCTAATGGAACGCATGGTTAGACATGAAGAGAAATTAGATGTTGTTGAAAAGAAAGTTGATGAAACGTCTATTACTGTTACTGTAATTAATAGATTATTTTGGATTGTTATAATGGCCGTCTCAACCGGATTGGCTGGAATGTTTTTTATAAAATAAAACTAGGAGAACTTAAATGAACGAAACGCAAAAACTTGCCGAAATCTACAAGCGAATGAAGCTTGAAGAGGCAAAGAAAAAGATGGATCCGGTTGGCCAAGCTGACGGTGACATCGATAACGACGGAGATGAAGACGAGTCTGATGAATATCTTCACAATCGTCGTAAGGCCATTAAAAAGTCTATGAAAAAAGACGATAAAAAAATGGATGAAAAAACAGAATGCCCTAAGTGCAAAGGCGAAGGTTGTGACCATTGCGACAATAAAGGCTATCACGAAGCTTTAGAGATCGATCCAGACGATGGTGAAACTAAAAAAGTTTCTGGTAAAGATGATAAAAAGAAAAAGAAATCGTCTGATACTGAAACCGGCGATGGTGATCAACAGGTACAAGAAGTTGCTGAGCCTAGTACCGAATTAGGTAAAAAATTCAAAGGTATGCATAAGGTTAAAGTAGACGATAGCGAAGAAAAGGGACACCAAGATGCTGTTTCTGCTGGCCGTGCTGGTCCGTCACGCAAATTACGTCCGGGCGACAATGCGCAAGGCGATACAAAAGGTAAAAAACTTAAGGAGTTAAGAAAATGAATAAACCAGGTTGGTTAAAACATTCTATTGCAAAAGCTGATGGTTATTATACTGTCCGCGGTGAAAAGCTTAAGTCTATTAAATTAACTAAGCAACAAATTACTGAGTGGAACGGTGGTGCACAGGCTGAACCTGCTCCAGAACCTACACCTGAACCAGTTGTTGAAGAAGCACCGGTTGAAGAAGTAGCAGCTGAAGAACCTGTTGTTGAAGAAAAGCCAGCGAAAAAAACGTATTCACGTAAGAAAAAGAAGTAATAAATAATTCTGTCAATAATTTATACAGGCAGGATTATGCAACTATTTAATGAACTAAATAATGATAACTTTGTCTTGTTTGCATCAAGGCATTATAATAACAATCAGTGTACTGACATTGAAGAATTCTATGAAGATTTGCAACGATTCAAATATTTGAAACGACTCTTTAGTAGATATGAACAAGGTGATTTACAAGAAAGATTAATACTAAATCATCTTATTGTGGTATACAACGTATTTGGTATTGAAGCCGCAAATAAAATGGTGTTTTATAAAATTGAAGAAAAACACTATTCGGCTTTAAAACCATTTTTGATATATCTAAATTATATAAAAGAAAATGACTATATTGATGTTCCTTTAGATCAAAACATAGTCGATAAGTTGAGGAAACTTTAATGGGAATTATATCTGCTGCGGCTGATACTTACTATACGTACCGATTTATACGTACCTTGGTAACTCCTTGGAACGAGACGGAAGCGTATCAGAATGGTATTGTCGACGAAAATGGTAAAGTTCTTAAAAAGTCTTCACAGCTTAAAACTACAGCAGAGAAGTCTTCATATACGTTATTTCATAGATTAGTTTTTAATTTAAAACGTATTATGGAAAAACTTCCGTTTGGTAAATATAAACTAGCATCTTTTGCAGCAGCTTTGTTTCTACTAAAAGAAGAAACTAATTTGTCTGAAAAGCAATTAAAAGATATTATCGATAAACTAGAATTAGATTTTGACGACTCTATAAATGAAAGTTATTGGAACGTAGATTCTGATGACAATCTCTCTCCTGGTGTTTATAGTTTAGCGTCAGATATTGCACACCCTCTTACTGGAGAAATGGTTGCATTAAAGGGAACTACTGTAATTGTTCCAGCGATGTGTGAAGCTGTAGATAATATATTTGGTACACCCATCTATAAAGTTAAACATTCGCCAACGAAAAGTGATATATACATTAGTCCCGAGGATATAAAACGATGAAATCATTTAAACAATACGCCGAAGCTTGCTGGGATGGATATAAGCAAGTAGGCACGAAAAAGAAAAACGGTAAAGAAGTTCCTAATTGCGTACCTGAAGATGTTGCAGCAAATTCTGTAGCTGGTGGTGGTGTGGATATGAACCCTACGGGTAAACCTAAAAAAATGGATAGGCGCTCTAAATATCATGTTGAGAAGATGTTTAGGAGAGCTCAAGGAGCTAAATAATGTTTTCCTCTATTAAAATAGCCATGTTGCTATTTGTACTCGCTGCTGCCGGTGGCGGTGTTTTTTATGTTAAAAAGCTGCAAGGTGATTTAGAAATTGCCAGAGCAAATGTAGCTAAAATGGAAGTTGCGGTACAAACAAGTGAAGCTTCATTGAAATTAGAACGAGAAGAAACTGTACGTCTAAATAATTTAAATATGGAGCTTGGTACTCAATTAAGAAGAGCTGAGCAATATGGTGACGAATTAAGGTCAACATTGCAAAAGCATAATTTAACACATTTGGCCAATAAGAAACCTGGCCTTATTCAAAATAGGATGCAAAATGCGACTGATAAACTATGGGATGATCTTGAGTCTATCACTGCTGTTCCTGACGGGATGCAGCTTTCTGACTCCGGAACCGAAAATAGTAACGGTAACTAATACCGTAAAGACAACTGTACCTTTAGTACCACGCCCTAAGCAAGTTCAGCTTAATGACGTGAAAATTTATGTTGTCTCAAAAGAGAACTACGAAGAATTCGTAAAAGACTTCGAAGCCAAAAATGGTGGAGATGCTTACATTGCCATTTCAATCAAAGACTACGAAAACCTGTCACTCAATTTTGCTGAACTTCGTAGGTATATAGAACAGCAAAAACAAATTATTGTTTATTATGAAGAAGCCGTAAAACCTGAGGCTCCTGAAGAACAATAACTGATATATAATTTACAAGCAAAAACAAAGACTACGCTGATACTTAGGATTATTTTTACTCCTTTGTAAAAAAGGTGTGTACATTTGCGCCGTTTTGTTATATAATAATAGCATATTGATTGGAGTAAAACATGGTAAAAATTATTAAAGTCACTAAAAGAGATGGTCGAACTGAGCCATTTGATCTTGACAAGGTGCATAAAGTTTTAGAATGGGCTACCGATGGAATTTCTGGAGTTTCAATTTCCGAGATAGAACTTAAAGCTAATATTCAATTATATGATGGTATTCATGCTTATGATATTCATGAACTACTTATCAAATCAGCTGCAGAATTAATTTCAGATAACACGCCAAACTATCAGTTTGTAGCAGCAAGACTAATTAACTATAAATTACGTAAAGATGTTTATGGCCAATATGAACCTTGGCTATTGAGTCATCTTATTGAGAAGAACATCGAGCTCGGCGTTTATGACTCTGATATATTGAATAAATATACGGAAGAGGAGCTTGAAAAACTTGATACATTTATTAAGCACGAGCGTGACGACCTTTTTACTTATGTTGGGATGGAGCAATTCCGTGGAAAATATTTAGCCCAAGATAGATCCACTAAAAAGATTTATGAAACTCCTCAAATGTTGTATATGATGATTGCTGCAACTTTGTTTAGCAATTATCCAGAGGAAACAAGATTAAAATGGGTAAAAGAATTTTATGATGCGGTATCACAATTCTACATCTCACTACCGACGCCTATTATGGCGGGTGTCCGTACTCCTACAAGACAGTTCTCATCGTGTGTGCTCATTGAAAGTGGCGATTCTCTTGACAGCATCAACTCAACGGCGACGTCGATTGTACGCTACATTTCTAAGAAAGCTGGCATTGGTATTGGAGCTGGTTCAATACGAGCTTTGGGATCTAGGATTGGCGATGGAAGTATCGTTCACACGGGACTTATACCGTTCCTTAAGTACTTTCAATCAGCGGTTAAGTCATGTTCACAAGGCGGAGTTAGAGGCGGAGCAGCGACAGTCTATCTCCCGATCTGGCACTTAGAGTTTGAAGAACTTGTAGTATTAAAGAACAATAAAGGTACTGAAGAAACCCGTGTAAGACATATGGATTACGCATTTCAGTTCAATAAGCTAATGTACGAACGCTTATTGTCTGGTGGTGATATTACTTTATTTTCTCCTAATGATGTTCCTGGTCTAATGGAGTATTTTTATTCAGACCAAGAAGAGTTTCGTCGTCTCTACGAAAAGTACGAAGCTGATAAAACTATTAGAAAAAAGGTATTACCAGCAATTGATGTCTTTAGTCAGTTTATTCAAGAACGTAAAGATACTGGTCGTATCTATCTAATGAATGTAGATCATGCAAATGAGCATGGTGCATTCGATCCAAAGGTAGCACCTATCCAACAATCTAATTTGTGCTGTGAAATTGATCTACCAACTAAACCATTGAATGCTTATAATGACGAAGAAGGAGAAATCTCCTTATGCACACTGTCAGCAATTAACTGGGGCATGATCAATGAGCCAAAAGACTTTGAGAAGTATTGCAATTTATCCGTTAGAGCACTGGACGCTTTGCTTGATTATCAAGCTTATCCAGTTAAAGCAGCGGAGATATCGACGTTTAATCGGCGCCCTCTTGGGATTGGTATTATTAACCTTGCTTACTTTTTGGCTAAAAGAGGATTGGGATATAACGAAGATGCATTGGCGACTGTGGATGAGTACGCTGAAGCATGGTCCTACTACTTAATCAAAGCATCTGTTGAACTTGCTGCAGAAAAAGGTTCGTGTCTGAAGTCAAGTGAAACTAAATATCATCAAGGTGTATTACCTATTGATACGTATAAAAAAGAAGTAAACGAACTAGTACCACATAAGGAAAGGATGCCGTGGGCACAACTCAAAGGAGATCTACTTACATATGGGATCCGAAATAGCACGCTTATGGCACTCATGCCCGCAGAAACGTCAGCACAAATTAGTAACAGCACTAACGGGATTGAGCCTCCTCGCGCTCTTGTATCTTACAAACAGTCTAAAGATGGTGTTATGGCTCAAGTCGTACCTGGCTACCA